CCATGGCGTTCTTGTATTTACGATTAGATTCTCCTCAATGATCGGAACTCTGGCAACTGCACCAAAATTAAAAACCTTCATAAGGTCATCACCATCATATTTTATTTCTTCCTTCATAATATTAAATATAGTTTTTTAACACAATAATCACAGACTTAACAACATCCTGTTTTTCTTACAAACGCAAATTGAGCACCACAACCTGATTGCGACAATAATTGTATTGAATTTTTCTTAAAACAATTTGATCCTTGAACACCAAGAGTATTTCCATCAATAGTAAAATTAATGTTTGCTGTGTCAGAACAGTTTCTACCTCTGTAATTATTAGCACCTCCACCACAGTTATTTAATTGAGTTATTCCCCACTCATAAGTTTCACAATTCGGACATGTTGTTGAGGTTGGAGTTACTGTTGGAGTGTTTGTATTCGTTGGAGTTACTGTTGGACTAACTGTTTGTGATGCGGTTATACTTGGAGTAATACTTGGAGTTAATGTTGTAGTTGCGGTCTGACTTGCAGTTATACTCGGAGTTGGAGTTGCGGTTTGTGATGCAGTTTGCGTTGGAGTCATCGTCTGTGTTGCACTCACACTTGGAGTTGGAGTTGCGGTTTGACTTGCGGTAATACTTGGTGTTGGAGTAGGCGTCACCAACCATTGAGAATACAACCATTTTGATTCCAACCCTGATTGAATTACTGAAATTTGTGCTGCAGAAAGAACTGTGTCGAACACAATTATTTCCATCACTTCGGAAAGTGCCAAGTATTGTGTTGTCGATCCTGTTTGACCACCAACAGCGATTGATGTTATTGTGTCTGTTGTTGTCCCTGTTTGATTTAGAGTCAAAGTAATACCATTCAATTGTGCTTGTGATGTAGAATTTGTTATACCTGTAACAACTCCCAAGTATAATCCTGATGATCTTGAAAGTGTGTCAGCAGAATTTGCCTCCAAATTAGCGGACCATGATGTATTGTCTGCACCAACATAAAGTTTGTCAGTTCCACCACCCTGATTTTGAGAATAGAAATAATAATTTGCCTCTAAAAGTGGAGAACTTGTCGGACCATCCATTGAAAATGCAAATCCTTCTGACTCATCTCTTGAAATACCAGCAACAAAGAAATAAGTATAACCTGTGTCAGCAAATGAAATTCCTGAAACAGACATAAAGGTTCCACCAGTTGTATTAAGACCATTGAAAGAAACACAATCAACTGTTGTTACTTGTGGGTTCAATGTTGATGCTGTATAAAGTGGTTGATTTGCAGCATTAGATTGAATTAGATCATAACCATAAGGTCCTTTGTCATCCCAACGAGAAACTTTATTGTTTACATCTTTGGTGATTGTTGTTAGATCAGATGAATCAATCCAAAATCTTAATGAAGGGTATGCAGGAGTTGAGGTTGGTGTAATACTCGGAGTCTGTGTTTGAGTCATCGTCTGACTTGCTGTAATACTTGGAGTCATCGTCTGACTTGAAGTTTGTGTTTGAGTTGCAGTAATACTCGGCGTTGGTGTGGCAGTTTGACTTGCAGTAATACTCGGCGTTGGTGTGGCAGTTTGACTTGCAGTAATACTCGGAGTAGGAGTGACTGTCTGACTCGCAGTAATACTTGGTGTAGGCGTGACAGTTTGACTTGCAGTAATACTTGGTGTAGGCGTGACAGTTTGACTTGGAGTTTGTGTTTGTGTCTGACTTGCGGTAATACTTGGTGTTGGTGTGGCAGTTTTACTCGCAGTAATACTTGGTGTTGGAGTTTTTGTCTGTGTTTGTGTTGGAGTGTTAGTTGCAGTATTACTTGGTGTTTGACTTGGTGTACTCGTCTGTGTTTGAGTAGGGGTGTTTGTCACAGTATTACTCGGTGTATTAGTTGGAGTGCTTGTAGATGTTTTCGTTGGAGTAGCAGTTTGTGTTGGAGTTTTTGTTTGAGTATTAGTTGGAGTGACAGTTGCCGTATTACTCGGAGTTTGCGTCGGAGTGCCAGTATTCGTTGGAGTGGTAGTTGGAGTAACGGTTTGACTTGCGGTAACACTCGGAGTTGGGGATGGTGGGTTTAATTCACCAGGAGCAAAGATTATATTTGAGTTGTCCTCATCAGGAGAAATATACTCAATGTAATAATCATTTGTTGTATTGGCTGACATTGCGATTAATAACGCAAGACCTGACTCAACTTTGTTATAAGCGAGAGCAGGATTTAAGTTTGTTGATCCTGAATATTGTTCATAGATCCCATAAATATATTGTCCCTCATATGGGAACGCAATCTCACCAATACCTTGACCTTCAATAAATTCAAATTCATCATAACGAACTTGATGTGTTGAAATGTTAGGTAGAATAAAAGTAACTCTTTCCTTACTCATTTTATGAGTGAAAGAAAATAACCATTCAGGCGTCGCAAGTTCTGCGTTCTGTGAAACGGTTGTAATTATTTTATTTAATTGATTTGTTTTAAGTAGGATCATATGCGTATAAATAATCACAAGAGGAACTTAATCCCCTTGTGATGTATATTATTTTTTATTACTGAACAGTAATACCTGCAGCAACAGATGCAAGAGTACCAGAAAGTTCATTCATTGGATTTGGTTCAAGGTATTGTAATGTTACATTATAACCTTGTTGATCTCCTAATGCCTTACCAGTCACAGCACTACCAGCACTTACATACATACCGTATGTTTGTCCCAAGTAAAAGTATTGTCCTATGTTGTCTTCCATAACCACAGAAACTTTCGGTGATTGTGCCAAGGTTTTAAGGATGTTTCTCTTGTCTTGATCAAGTTTGTTGAAGTAAAGAACTAACTCACCTGTATAGAATACTGTTCCGTTCTCTAATGAAGCGTTTACAGTCTCTGTAAATTGAGATGAAGTTCTGATCAATTCAAACTTGTAGTAAGTACCAGTTCCTGAAATTGAAGTAATGGTGTCACCAGTTGTTGCACTTAATGCTGTGATGTTGTCGAAGTCAGTCATCCAAATTGTTTGAACGCCACCTACTACATCTCTACATCCTAACGCAATACCTGAATTTAAATTACAAGCCATTTTATATTAATTTATTAGATTAGTTTATTTTTTTTTATTAAAGTGAGAGGTAATATTTCAACCTCTCACAATTAATTATAATCCGTTTGTAACGAAAAATTGAGGGAATGCAATTGCAGTTCCTAATTTCCAGTTAACAGCCATTCTAACTTCTTGGAAGTCTTGTGACCACCACATTCTGTAAGAATCTTCGTCAGACATTAAGTCTGTTCCTACCAAGAAATATTGTTGTGCTCCACCTGCGATTAAGTTTGATCCGTTTAGACCAGGAACTCCAACAACTTTAATGTTTGTTTGAGGATGGAATACTTCATAAACTTGACCTAATGTTGGTTCAGAGAAATGGAAGTTGTTTACATTTCTGATTGCAACTAAATAACATTTGAATTGAGCCTGACTCATAAAGATTACAAGATCTTCTCTACCATAAATGTTTCTGTCGAACTCATTGATGATGTTGTCTACTTGTGCAAGAACATTGTATGCTTGTTGAACTGTTGAAGAACCTGTTACAGAACAAAGTGCTTGTGTAGTCGCAGAATATGCTGCTAATGTGTCAAGTTTAACAACACCAGCAGTGTTATTTAACAATTCAATGAAACCAGAGAACGATGAAGATCCTGATGTTGCATTCCATAACAAATCTTCGTTGTAACGCTTAATTTGTTTTGTTTGTAAATCAACAATCGCTTGTTCGAAAGGAACTGTCTCATTGTATGAACCCGCATTTAAATATTGACCCAACCATAGAGAATTTAATTCTTGTAAACATAATGATTGGTTTACTTTTAATGGTTGAACTGTTAATGGAGCAACTTCGAAAGTTACATCTCCTGCATCTGTCCAACCACAAGTCGTACCTGTTTGAACTGAAAGTGTTTCAGAAAGTAAGTTAACATTTTGTGTTCCTTTAATACCAGGAATAACATTACAATACTTCATTGTTTGTGGGGTAAGAACTGCTTCTGAAATGATGTCAGAATTCAATTGATCCACATAAGCACTCAACCCGCCTAAATCGAAGTTGAACGCCATTTTTGAAAGATTTTTTTTCATCTTATTTTTATTTTTTTTTAGTTTTATTTTTGAGACATAGCCTCTCTTAATCTTCTGAATTGGTCTACACGACTTGTTTCAGAAAAATTTTGTGTTATGGTTTTTTGGTTATAAACCTTTTCACCTGCTGGTTCCTTTGAGAATTTCTTAAATGATCCATCAAGTTCAGTTTGTTTTTGTGCGATTGCATCGATTTTGTTTTCAAGTTTTCTTAATGCTTGAGAAAAGATTTCAGCAATTTCAACAGCGGTCATCATCTCTTCTTCATCTTCTGTTTCTTCAACATTAGATCTTTCTGTGATCTTACCATCTGCTACAATTACTCTAATCTTAACTTCATTACCTTCTGAATCTTTTAACTCAATTTGGTGCTCTCCGTCTGGTGCTGGTGTCTTCTCTCCGTCTTTAACAACATCGATTGTTTCACCCACATCAAAAGTTGGGGATTCCAAAATTGCTCCATCATATGTTTTCGCTTCAACGAATTTTCCTGCTGCTTTGTCCGCATCTGATTTAGATTGAACACCCATTACTTCTCCACCTACAATGGAAATAACTTTTCCATTTTCAGTTTCGTAACTACCATCAGCAAGTGCTGAAAGGGTTCCGTCATAACCGACCATTTTAGCCATCGTTCCCACTGCTGGTTCCTCTGTGCTAATTCTAATCATCTTGCCGTCTTTCAATTTAACATCAGCGAATTTTTCAGACATTGTTTCGTCTTTGATGTCCGCTTCTTTCTTCTTGTCCTCGATTTTTTCGTCTTCCGTTTTTTCCATCTCCATGTCACCCATTTTGATTTTAGAAACTTTGCCGTCTTCATCAACTTCAATTTCAGAACCGTCATCAAGTTTGTGTGTTCCCTGTGGTGCAGGAATCATACCTTCTTCCGTAGACACATAAATTGGTGCTCCGATCTCTAAATCACCATCAATTTTTACAGGGATCCCTTGTTCAGTTTTCGCCTCATAAAATGATTGTGGAGTTAGACCCAACACTTTCATTATTTTGCCTATTGCTTGTTTACTATTCATCTGTGATTGATTTTAGTATATTTTTTATTTTGTTTATGGTTTTGTCTTCCTTTGAGAAAACAGATTTCTCTGCGAATAACCCTTCAACTGAATAACCAGTTAAGTTATTTTCTTTGATTGATTTCCAAACCTTTGGATCGTCAACCTTCATCTGAACAAACCATGTACCTGCTGGTAATTCAAAACCAAATAGGTTTGATTTGTCTTTGATTGGATCTTCTGAAATCCAAGATTCAGTTATGTATACTTTGTCAGAACCTAATTTAATTCCATCATGTTCAATGTTGGTTTCATCAGTTCTTCTTTGTCTTAAAAATTTGTCAGCAAGTTTTCTAATTGATTGCTTTGAGAAAAATACATAATATAAATTCCCCAATTCATCATAACGACTAATCATTTTGTTTGGAACCATCGCAGCACCCACAACAATTCTTTTGTCCTCATTAGCCACAGCGAATGTCATCTTCTCTCTTTCAAGTTGTTTTAACTTTCTCTCTGCCCATGCGAGACCGGCTTCTCCTCCCCATGAATCATACATTAACTTTCCACAACCATCCTCATAACTCTTTGAAGAAGTTAAATCAGATTTGTGTCTAC